TGTTTTGATCGTGCAGATGCGCTTGCACTCGCGAAACAAAATCAACCGGCCAGGTAGCTCAGTTGGTAGAGCAGCGGACTGAAAATCCGCGTGTCGGCAGTTCGATTCTGCCCCTGGCCACCACCCCTGCAAAAGCCCGAATCCGTTTCGGGCTTTTTGTTTGCAGTCGCAGGTTCTGGCATTGGTCGATGCGGACAAGCAAAAGCCGCCTTACCCCGCACACGGCCTGTGAGTGGATCGAAGAGCCCGCCGTGTCTGTAAGCCGCAACATGATTTGCGACTCAGCGCAACATGATTTGAGTCGCAAATTAAGTGGCGGATTTGTAACTTTGTAGCGCTGGCAAATCTGGCTAAGGCGGCGGATTGAAGGCGGGCTCCAAGGGGATTCGAGGGCGGCTTGAGGCCGTCTTTTTTTGTTTTTGTGCGGCGCAGCAATCAGACGGTCAAATCGAAGGCGGTGAGCTGCGGTGCGGCACTGTCGATGCGGTCGCCGCGCACATAGACGCTGGCATTGGCGGTGGCGGCAATGGGGTTGCGCACGCGCTGGGTGCCGCCGCCGGGGTATTGCACGAGGGCGGTGCCGTCGGCAAAGGCGGCTTGCACGGTCGCGGGGCGGATGGGGTCTTGCGGCAGCAGGCGGGCAAAGCCGGACCAAATGTTGGGCGTGTCCTCGCCCAAGGTCAGGGTTTGACGCACGGTGAGCGCGCGGTCGCTGCGCTGCACGTCGATCTGCACGGCGTTGACGATGGCTCGGGTGGCGGTGCTGCCCAAGGTGATCTGCGCCACGTCGCCAATGGCGGCCAGGCCGAAGGGGTTGCCGTCCAGCGGCAGGGTGACGGCGCGCACGTCGGGCTGCTGCGCCTGCGCGGCCAGCAGGCGGCTGCCGAGCAGCCGGGCGGCGTCGGCATGGGTGATCAGCGGGTGCTGCACCGGGGCCAGGGCGCGGTCGCCCGCGGTGCCGTCGCGGTAGACGCGGGCGAGCACGCCGCCGGGGCTGCCGCCAGCGACGAACGCGGCATTGGCCTGCGCCGGCGGGGCGTTGCGGCGGGAGACGGAGAGCACCGCGGATTCGGGGATGGTGATCTGCGGCGCGGCGCTGGCCAGCGCCCACGGCAGCACGGGGTAGCGCGGCTGGATGCGCAGGGTGCGCTGCGTGCGGTCGGGCACGACGACCAGGCCGCACCCGGTGGCCGCGCTCAGGATGGCCGCCAGCGGCGATTGGTTGGCCCAGCTCCACGCGCCGGCGGGCACCAGCCAGTCGGGCGTGCCCGGCGCCCAGGCGATTTGCCAGCCACTGCCGATGGGCAGGTGCGCGGCGAGCACTTGCTGCACGGTCAGGTCGCTGGCGGTCACGCCGCTGGACGGCAGTTGATACGGCGCGGCCAGCTCGGCGCTCAAGCCCCGGCCTTTGACCGACACGCTGCGCTGGCCGTGGCTGCGGTCTTCGGCCCAGTCTTCGACCAGCGCGGTGAAGGTGTAGCCGTCGATGGCGATTTGCAGCGCCACGGGCTGGCCGCTGGCGTCGGGGCGCACGGCGTCCACGGCGTCGGGGCCGAGCAGCGCGGCGGAAAAACTCCACGCGGCGCTGTCGGCGTCTAGCGCCAGGGTGACGCTGCGCGCGGGGATGGCGATGTTGTCCGACAGGCGGGTAACCGAGACGTCGTGCAGCATGATGTAGGCGCGCAGGATGGGGATGACGATGGGCTGCCGGTCGTCCGCGCGGCAGATGCGGCCAAAGCGCAGCACCCACGGCGCGCCGGCCTCGACGCGGCAGGCAAACGGCAGGTCGGCGGTGATGGTGCGCGGCACGGGCGGCGGCGGCACGTAGGGCGTGGGCCGCGGCCAGAGCAGGCGCACGGGGCCGGCGTCTTGCCACGGCGCGCGGCGGCGGGTGGTGCGCGCGGCGGCGTTTTGCCAGCGGGCGCGCCAATGGCGCGGCGCGGGGGTGGCGTTCTGCCAGGCGCTGGCGCGGGCGATGCCGCGCGACGGCGGATGCCGGTAGGGCGCGGCCAGGCGGGCGGTGCGCGCGGCGGCGTCTTGCCAGGCGGCGGCTGCGCGCTCGGCGCGGGCCGCAGGCAGGTGGTACGGCGCGGCGGCGGCGGCCGCCAGCGGCGCGGCGGGCTGCCACACGGCGCGACGGTCGGCGGCGGCAACGGGCAGCGCGCGCCAGCGCGAGGCGCGCGCAGCGGCCAGTGGCGCGGCGGGCTGCCAAGCCAGCGCCGTCTGCGGGGAAAGGACGAACGGCGCTTGCCACGGCGCGGCGGATTGCGCGCGGGCTTGAACCGCCACTTGCCACGGCGCGGCGGCGGGGCGTAGCAGACCGCGGAAGGCGTCGGCGTCGTAGCGCACGGTGCCGGCGGCGGCCAGCGCGGGCAGCGCCACCGCACCCTGCAGCCGGGTGCTGCCGAGCACGCGCCCGCTGGCAGCCAGCGGCGGCAGCGTGGCTGCGCCGGACAGGTCGGTGGCGGGCGCCTGCGCGCCGGCGCCAAACGCCAGGTCGGCACTGGTGCTGCGTGGGCGGGCAAAGCGCAGATCGACGCTCACGGCGCGGCTCCTTTATGGCTCTGCGAGAGTGAGCGCCGACAGGCTGACCTGGCCGCCGGCATACACCAGCGCCGGAGTGGCCACCAGCGCCGTGGTCTGCGGCTCGCCCGGCGCGGGCGGCGGGCCGACGTCCAGATCGGCCAGCCACGCGCCTTGCGCGTCGAGCAGGCGCAGCAGCGCGGGCGCGCCGTCGGCCTGCGCCATGACCGGCGCCGGGGCGATGACCACCTGCGCGCCGCTGGCCGAGAGCGCGCCCAGCGCCCATTGCGCCAACAAGGCGCCTGCGGGCGCGGCGCCGGGCGCGGGCAGCGCGCCGGCATACAGCTCGGCGCTGCCGCCGGACAGCGCGGCGGCAGTGGCCTGCGCGCGGGCGGCTTTGAGCGCGGGCGACAGCGCGATCACGGCATGGCCTCCAGGGTGAAGCCGATGCGCGCCTCGGGGTCGTACTGCCCGGTGTGGTCGACGCCGAGCACCAGATACTGCTCACCCGACGGGCGCGAGGTGTCGAGCGTGGTGTTTTGCAGCGGCGCCGCGGGCAGGCGGTCAAAGGCGTACTGGCCGGTGACGGGGTGGCTCCAGGTGGCGTCGATCAACCGCAGGCTGGGGTAAGCCAGCAGCCGCACCAGGCGAGCGGCGGGCACGCCGCCTACCGTCACCTGCCCGCGAATGCGCCAGGCCCCGCGCTCGATGGCGCGCGGCTGGCGCAGCAGTTGGCCGCCCAGCCCGCTCAGGCGAAACGGCAGCGCGCGCGCGCCGGGGGCGTAGCGGTACAGGCTGTAGCTGAACGTAGTCATCGCGCCGCCTTACCGCCAGGGGCCGGTGATGTCGATGAACACCGTGGCGCGGTTGAAACTTGAGGAGTTCCGAGACAACCACACCGCCTGCAGCGTGCGCCCCGGCAGGCCGGGGACGTTGCTCACCTTGGTTTCGGTGGTGAACGGATCGCCGTGCAGCGGCTGGTACAGCCCCGGCCAGGTGCCGCGCGCCGAGCCGCCCGGCTCCGAGACAAGAATCGGCGCGTGCAGCAGCAGGCCGTTGTCGGCGGGGTTGGGAAAGGTCAAGCCGCCCACGCCGCTTTGATCCTGCAGCCGGCTGCCGAATGCGGCGCTGGCCACCGGATCGCCGATCTGGCTGGACGCGCGGCAGAGGAAGGCGCCCGTGGTGTCGCCGCTGAGGTAAGGGAAGCGGGATTCGTATTGTTCAGATCCAAAGGTAGAGTTAACGAAAAATGTTGCATGATCCCACCCCCCATTGATCACCGCGTGATACGCATCGCCGGGGCGGAAGGGCACGATGTCGCCAAAGCGGAATCCGCTGGCGTAGCCGATGTCGGTGCGCTTGTAGCAGAAGAACATCAAAAACCGGTCGTCGGCGAACAGCCGCCAGCGGCGGGCGGTGCCGTCGTTGGCGGTGCTTTTGGTCCAGAACTTGCCGGATTGGGATGCGTTGGGGAACTGGCCGCTCCAGGTGTCGATGTCGGTCATGCTTTCAGCGCCGAACACCGCGGCGATGCGCGGCTGGTTGGTCCAGCTTTGGTTCTGGCCGGAGACGTTGAAGCTGCCGCTGTCGTCCACGCGCAGGAAAAATCGCGTGCTGTCGGGCGCGACGCTGCGGTACGCGGCTTTGTTGGTGCCGGAGAAGGGCTTTTCCCAGCCGGCCGGGGCCATGCGGGTGGTGATGGAGCCGGCAATCGGCCCGTCGGGCACACCGGGGGCGGCAAAGCTCAGGGTGGTGCTGGTCACGCTGGTAATGCGCGCTTCGCCGTCGATCACCCCGCCGGCCGACCCGGCGATTTTGAGGATTTGGTCCACCCCATGCCCGTGCGCGCTGGCGTAGGTGAGTGTGACCACGCCGCCGGAGGCGCTGGCCGACTGCGGGGTGAGCACGTTGAATCCGTTGAGCAGGCAGGCGTCGAGCAGCGCGATCAAGCTGCCGGCGGTGCCGGAGAGCACCGGCGCGCCGGGCTGCTCGGAGTTGAAGTGTTTGACGGGTAGGGTTCCCAGCGGCATGAAAGGCTCCTCGATGGCGGTTTACGGGGCGTCGGCATTGCCCAGCAGGGCGAGGGTGAAGGCGTCTGCTGCGCCGGTGCCGGGGCCGGGGCGCACGGTGCGCACGCACCAGATGGGGTAGTTGGCCGCGGTGGTGTCAAACCGCAGGGCGTTGCCCGCGGCCCAGCCACTGCCCCAGCCTGCGGCGGCGATGCGGAAATACGGCTGATTGGTCGCCGGGTTGAGCGGGGCGATCTCTTGCGCGATGGGCAGCCCGGCGGCGATCTGCCCCACGCTCTGGCCGATGACGCGCACGGTGGTGGGGCTGTCGAACACGATGGCCCACTTTTCTTGCGCGGCCCCGGCGTTGGTGACGATGATGGGGTACTGCACCACGTTGTACGCAGCGGAGATGGCTCCGCCCGTGGGCGCGTCGACGAACTGGTTTTGCCAGGTTTGCAGCGCAAACGGCACGCTGACGGAGGCGCGCAGGGTGCCCATGACCACGGCGCTGCTGCAGTAGGCGGTGGCGGGGTAGGCGTGGCTGACGGGGCGGTTGAGGCTGATCTGGCCGTTGATCTGTACGTCCGACACCAGCGCCTGGTCTTCGATGCGGTGGGTGACGGCCAGCGGCAGCGCCAGCCCGGACACGTTGCCCCAGGTGACGATGCCCGCGTCCAGATCGACGCTGTAGCTGCTGGTCGGCACGCGCGCGCCGGTGGCGTCGCGCACGACCACGCTTTTGAGCCGCGTGCGGCCCAGGTTGGTGGTGCCGCCGTTGCTGGGGTTGGCCACCGAGAGCGTCTGCTCGTCGTGCAGCACCACAATGTCGCCGACGCGGAACATCGGCACGCGCCCGTCGGTGGGCAGCCGCACGGGGTCGATGCCCAGCAGGGTTTTGTCCAGCGGGATGTAGCCGTAGGCCACGGCGGCGTAGCGCAAGGTGTCGGCCACCACCGGCGCGGGCTTGAAAATCTTGCCGTCGGCGCGCACCGCGGAGGCCAGATACCACGGCTCGGACTCGTTGCCCGCGGCGGTGACCCAGCTGCCAAAGCGCACGCGCACGATGCCGGTCTGATAGTCCACCCGGCCATCGACCCCGGCGGCGGAAATCGTGCCGTTGGTCTGCGCCGTCACGGTCTGCACCCCGCCGCCGATCAGCGGCACGTATTGCAGCACCAGGCTGCCCGGGCGCAGCGGGGCGCTGGCGGTGCGGAAGGTCACTTCGTCTACCGGCAGCACGCCCAGCGTAGTGAGCAGCGCGGCCACGCTGCCGGTGTTGGCATCGCCCGGGTTCCATGCGGTGAGCGTGACCTGGCCGCTGGCGTAGTCGATCTGACCGCCGTCGGTGGCCGCGCCGTTGGCCGGGTTGACGCCATAGACCACGCGGCCCTGGCGGTCGATGTAGGTGAAACTGCCCAGGCTGAAGCGCACGCTGCCGGGCACGATCTGCTCGGCAAACTGCGGGGTGAGGTCCAGGGTGAGCGGCTGGTTGCTGAAGGTTTCGCTGGCCGCGTTGCCCGCAGCGCTGGTGCGGTAGCGCACCTTGACATAGCCGGAGCCGTCGAGCGGCGGCACGGCGCTGACCGTGGAGTAAGCCACTCCGGTCGCGGAGAAGCGGTTGATCACCTGCAGTTGCCCGATTGCGCTACCCCACTCGGCGCTCTGCCCCTGCATGCGCGGGATGGTCAGCGTGGTGGCGAGCTTGAAGGTGATCGCCCCTGCGGTGTAATCGACCGTGCTGCCTGCGGTGTCGCGCAGCGCGCCGGTGCCGGTATCGCGCCGCGCCACGGTGAACTTGCCCGATGCCGGCAGGTTATTGCTCTGCGTCAGCGCGGCGTTGGTCCACACCACAGAAAAATTGCTGCTGCTGGTGTAGGTCGACTCTGGCGCGTACACCTGCCATTCCACCTCCACCGTGCCCGGCAGCACATTGCCGTTGGCCAGCTGCACGGTGACGTTGCCGTTTGCGTCGGGCGCGGGGTTGGGGAAGGTTTCTTCCAGCGGCGGCCCGTATTGGTAGGTGACGGTGTAGACCGCGCCGCCGGGCGGCAGGTTGGTAGGCGCCAGCAGCACGGTGCCGCGCACGTAGTCGATGCTGCCGGTGCCGTCGCCCGTGAGGTTGCCGGCGCCGTTGTCGGTGACGGTGCGGGTCTGGCCGCTGTTGCCCACCCAGGAAATGGACAGCGTGCCCGGGGCCACCCCGCCATGCGCCAGCTGCAGGCTGACGCTGGCTTTGAGCGTGCCGCCGTCGCGCCGCAGGGTCAGCGCAGGCGTGCCCCACAGGGCCAGCACCGTGGTGCCCACGTCGGGCAGCGCGCCAAAGCTCACCACCACGCTGCCGGTGGTGAAGTTGAGGGTGCCGCTGCCAAAGCTGCTGTCGGCACCGCGCAAGGCGCCCGAGCCATCGTCGCGCAGCACGTACCACTTGCCCTGCGCCATGTAGGCGATGCTCAGGCTGCCCGGCGTGGGGATGGGCTGCAAGATGAACACCAGCGTGCCACTGCGGCTCTCAGCCGTCACGTCCCAGCCGGCGCTCATCATGTTGCTCACGGGCTGGCCGGCGGGGGTGAAGGTGACCACGGTGGCGGCGGTGTTGGTCGGCTGCGCGGTGCTGTAGGCGATGCCGTTGCCGTAGTCCACCGTGCCCACGGCCTGCGTGCCGGCAAAGAGCTGGCCGCCGCGGTCGGTGAGGGTCACGGCGCCGAGCTGGATTTGCAGGCTGCCGGGCACGATGCCCTGCCCGATGAACAGCGCCTGGCCGATGTCCCAGCGCACGGTGCCGAAGTTGATTTGCGCCGGCGATCCGGCGGCGGCAATGAGTAGCGCGCGGTCGCCGTTGGGCTTGACATCGGCAATCGGAATCTCCGTCTGTGCCGACGGCACCAGCGCGCCGAAAATGCTCTGCAGCTGCACCGACAGGTCGCCCATGCTCACCGGCGCGGCCAGGCGGGCGATGCCGGCATAGCGCGCGGCATCGGCCACCACGGTGCTGTAGAGCTTGCAGTTGGCGCCAGACACGGCGGTGTCGCGGTTGCAGTGCGGGACGCCGCCGAGCGCGTCGAACAGCAGCGCGTCGCTGATTTCCACCGTCACCACGTTGAGGATGAAGCTGCCCGAGCAGCCGCTGGCGGTGAAGCTGCGCTGCTGCGCGGTCACGCGGGTGATGCGCAGGAACTGCGACACCTCGCTGGCCTGCCCGGGAAATTTCACCAGCACGATGGTGCTGCCCACCGCCGGCAAGTCGCGGTCGACCGGCTGCAGGATTTGCAGCGCGCGCTGCCCGGCGATGTGCTGATCCCACAGCCAGCCGTCGTACAGCGGGCCGCGGGCCAGGTAGCTTTCCATGCGCGACGTGGCCGCAGGCCGCCGGTCGGCCCAGTCGCGGGTGGTGAACAGCGCCACCGACACGTTCGGGTCGGCTGGCGGCTGGTCGACGATGACCATGCTGCCGTAAAGCGCCTGCCGGTCGCCCGACATGACCGCCGGAAACACCTTGCGGGTGCTGACGTTGCCCATGGTGCGGTCGAGGTCGGCGATGTCGTCGAACAGGTTGTTGCTCTGCCCATCGACCACTTCCACGCCGCTCATGCGGCCGCCGCCCGTGGGCGTGTCGGCCAGCACCTCGGCGGCCATGATGCGGATGTCCTGATCGGTGAGCGGCATGGGTCAGACCTCGAAAAACTTCAGCGCCGACACGGCAAACCAGTCGTCGGCGGCGGGGGTGTCGAAATACGCCACGGGCTGCGCGGCAATGGGGCTGCCTGCGCGCAGGTCAAAGCGCACTTGCCGCGGCTGGCCGCGCAGTGTCAGAGTGAGCAGCTTGCCCGGCGTGCTCGCCCAGGCTTGCAGCTGCTGCACGTCGGCATAGCGCACCCAGGCGCGGTCGTCGGCGCCCGACAGGGTGATGGGCCGGCCGGCCTGCATCTGCGCCTCTTCCACCACCAGCGCGCCGGCCACGGTGTAGGCGGCGGCCTGCAGCACGGGCTGCCAGGCGAACTCGTCGACCCACTGCGTGTCGTCGCGCAGGGTCACGGTGGCGGTGTTGTCGGACAGAGTGATGGGCATGGCGCGTCAGGCCGGGCGGGCGGTGAGGCCGGCGGATTTGAGGGCGTCGAGCAGCGCCTGCACGTCGCGCTCGCTGTTGACCTGCACGTCACGGCTGCCGCCGCCGGGCAGTTGCAGCTTGACGACGTGGGTCTGGCTGGATGGGCTGCTGCCGGCCGCCGCGCTGCTGCCGGCCTTCTGGTCGAGATACTTGGTGACCAAGGCGTTGAGAATCTGCTCCGGCGTTGGGCCATAGGGGCCGAAATCGCCAGAGACGCCAAGCTGCGATGCCAGCCTTGTGCTGTCGAACCCAAAGTTGTTCCACACCGGCTTGCCGCCGCCGTCGAGCAAGAGCTGGCTCATGCGGGTGGCCGTCGCCTCGTCCATCCCCGCGCTCTTGAGGTAGTTGATGATGCCAAGGCGCGAGTTGACCTGCGAGCCGGCGACGATGCGGTTGCCGTCCTTGTCGGCGACAAATCCGTCCTTATCCACACCCTTGCGCTTGCGCTCGATGGCGTCCAGGCGTTCGGCCTGCTGCTGCGCGCGCTCCAGCGCGGAGATGTATTGCTCGGTGGCGTCCGCGGCGGTTTGCATCGCGCCGGCGGACTGTTGCCCGGCATTGGCCCCGGCCTTGCCGGCGTCGTCCGCCGCGCCCTTGACCCGCACGAAGGCCTTGCCCGCGTTGTCGGTGGCGATTTCCAGGCCGTGCATTTCGGCCTGAACTTGCATCAACTCGTCAGCGACGCCGCCGTTGGCCGCCAGCGCTGATTCCAGGTATTTTTTCCACGCTTCGGTGACTTCACGCACGCTGCCGCCGTGCTGCTCGATGTAGCGCGCCGCTTCGAGGTTGGATTGCGCTTCCTTTTTGAGCGCTTCGTCGCTTTTGATGCCGAGTTTTTCGTAAGCCTCGCGGGCACTATTGATGCCGGCTTTCGCTTTGTCTGCCCTGTCCTTGATCTTGTTGAGTTGTTCCTCGACCTGCTGGAGCAGGCCGTCTGCCACCTTGTCGCCCAGTTGCTGCCGCAGCGATGCAATGCGCGCCCTGATGGCCTCGATATCAGCCGTGGTCTTGGCTTTGTTGATGGCAGCGCTCAGCGCCGCCTCGATGGCACCGCCGGCCTCTTTGCCAGTGATCCCTGCCGCTTTCAGCGACGTGATCATGGTGTCGATGTTGTTGATCGCAGCGCCGCCCTGCTTGGAGATTCCGCCGAATGCTTCATCTATATCCAAGCCGAGACGGGTAAAACTCTGCGACAAGGCGGTGTTGTTCAGTTCGGCAAATTCTTTCGCGCCGATCTGCCCGGTTGAAAACGCGGTGTTAAGGTGCTCTGTAAAACTCGACAGCGTGGCGTCATCCATTTTTTCGATGACGCCTTTTGCCGCATTCAGCTTGACGGCCAACTCCTCAGCGTTTTTGCCGCTGAGAAGAAATGCATCGCCCAGGTTCAGAACCCCTTCGAGGGTATCCAGTTTGAACTGCTTGGCGAGTTTTTCAGCGGCTGCACCCGTGGCACCAGCCATTCCGGTTGCAGCGTTACCGGCACCCGTGAAAGCTGCTGCCAGTTTCTCTGCATCGGTGGTCATGGCGCCAAGCGCCGGCTGGGTGTTTTGCTGTGCAGCCTTCGCATCTTCCGGCAGCAAGCCGACCGCACCGCGCACCTTGTTGATGTTGTTGGCCGCCGTGTCCATGGCCTCGGCCATGTTGGCTTTCCAACTGTCTATCGCCCCCTTGAAGTCGCCTTGAAATACTTTTTGAAGGCTCAGGAAAGTCGCGGCAAGTCCTTTGCCAAAGACGCCAACCGCTTCAGCCGCGCTATTGAAAATGTCGGCCAGCGCAGCCGTGATTCCAGATAGCGCCGTCAGTGCGCCCTTGATTACCGTGCTAGTAGTGCCTGCCTCAGTCATTGCACCGACTGCAGCGGTCACCCGGTTTTCGAGCTGTGCCATCGACGCATTGAGCGTGTCAGGCGGCGCACTGCCGAAGGTCTTGTTCAGTTCCTCAGCTAGTCTCGGTAGTAGCTGCTCGGCTGTGACGGATCCCGAGCTCACCATCTTGTCCAGCTCGGCCACGGTGACGCCCATGGCGCGCGCTGCGGCCTGCATGGCGCCAGGCAGTGCCTCGCCGAGCTGGCCGCGCAGCTCTTCCATGCTGACGGTGCCCTTGCTCGCCATTTGCGATACGGCGATCAAGGCGTTTTGTGTCTCGGCGCTGCTCTTGCCGAGTTTGCTCATGGCACCCACGACCGACTCGAAAATGGCGCGGGTGTTTTGGCCCTCTAGCGCGGTGCCTTTGGTCGCCGCGGTCAGGCTGATATAAGCCTTTGTGGCGTCGCCAAGATTCACGCCGAGACGGTTCGCCGCAGCGCGCAGATAGTCCATCTCTGCGCCGCCAGCCTGGGCGCTGCCAGCAAGCTGATCGAGCGCCTTACGATTGGCTTCCTGTTCGGCGCTGAGACGGACGAAATCGGAGGTCAGCTTGGCAACAGCCAAGCCCTCGATGGCGTTGCGTAGCCGGTTGATGGCTGACTCGGCGCCGCTGGCGCTCTCGCCTTGCTTTCTGCTGGCATCGGCCTGTTTGGCCTGTTCTGGCGCAGCCTTATTGCTGGCCTGCCCCAGTTCGCGCACGCTGTTCTCCAGCCCCTGCACCTGCTCGGCGCCGGGGGTGGAGGTGCGGATTTCGAGGCCGACTTTGAGGTTGTCGCTCATGGCCGGGCCAGCGTAAAAAAGGCCGCTCGAGGCGGCCAGAAAACGGCTTTATCAAAAGCCGCAAGGAGACAGACGGTGTGGGCGCGCGGCGGCCTCAGACCTGCTGCACGCGCAGGTAGCGGGAGATGCCCGCGCCGGTCTTGGTGGGGTCGGCCAGCACTTCGCCTTCGATCTGCAACTCGGCAAAGTCGCTGCCGATCAGACCCAGCTTCTTGGCCGCGCCGAGCTTGACGCGCCAGGCATCGACCAGCACGGGGTTGCCGCTGTCGGCCTCGTTGATGCCGCCGAAGGCTAGTTGCACCTCGGGGGAGCTGACGGTCAGCGCCTGCACCACGTCGTACGTGGCGTAGGTGTAGTCGATCTTCACCGCGGTGGCGTCGGCGATGGCGCTGCCCTGCGGGATGTAGATGCCCTCGGGGCGTACTTCGTAATCGGTGCCGGACACGTAGGTGGTGCTGCCGGCGTCGTTGGTCACGGTCACGGCGGTGGGCTTGGGGTGCGCCAGGCGGATGAGGCCGCCCTTGTAAGCGGTATGCGGCTCGTCGGCGATGACCGCGCCGGTCACGCTGTCGGCGCTGCCGAACAGCGCGCGGGCGACGTTGGCCGGGTTCAAGTCCATGACGGTGAGGCTGACGCT